CCAGATCGGTCGCAGCGGTTTCGCTCGGCTTGTCGATCAGCGTGCGGTCGATCCCTTTGATGCGCTCATAGGGCACCTCCCCGCGGATGGTCTTGAGGAGGTTCTGCACACAGATCTCGGGCGCTCCGTTGCCGGATGCTTTCATGGGATCACCTCGCTTTACTTGAGCTGTGCGTTGTTGGGTTTCTTCGCAGCCTTGTCGCTGCTGGATGCTCCGACGGTGACGGCGCTCAGACGCCGGCCGACGCCGCCAGAGGACGAGACGCCGGCCGCGGACGAACTCTTGCTCGAGCCGCCTGCGCTGGCCTTCTTGCTGCTGGCCTCCTCGGCGTATTCCGTCAGGTTGATCGTGATCTTGCCCTTCAGGATCCGGCCGAGGTTGTCGAGTGTGGTGTCTGAGAGGCTGACGCCGGTGAGCTGAAGATTGGCCGGGCCGAAGCGCCGGCCAGCCAGATAGAAGGGGGCGTACTGCCCGACCAGCGACGTCCACGACTCGAACTCTCCCCGGGCGTCGCCGCCCACGGCAGACGCCAGATCGAAGTCGAAGCTCATGCTTTGCAGCTTGAGCGCCTTGGTCTTGGTGGCCGGGGATCCGGCCTTGTCGTCGCTGTTTTCCGTGTCGAGCTCGACGCTGGAGGAGACGCCATTCAGGGCGGCGATCCTCTGGCTGGAGACGCCCCACGTCTTGCCGTTCCATGATGCCATGACGGCCATGTCTATCCCTCCTTACTGCGGGCCAGAAGTGCCGCCTCCCATGCTGTCGGTGTGGGTGTGGCCGGTCAGGCTGATGCCCGTGGCGGTCACGTCTGCCGACGGGACGCTGATGCCCTTGTCCTGCATCGTGAGCGCGCCCTTCTTGACGGTGATGTCGCCCGGGACGATACCGTCCCACTCTCCGTCCATGCGGGAGAGGATGATGCCGGTGCCGTCCTCGAACATAGCATAGGCGACTTCCGTGCCGGGGGTCAGGTTTCCCATCTCTCCGCGCAGATACCACGGGATCGTCAGCGGCCGTGTGACCATGCTGTCGGCGGTGCTCGGGAGCACTCTGGCCGTGGTTTTATCGCCGTTCCTGTCGGCATTTCCTTCCACGCTGGAGATCTTGCCCTTCTGGATCATTTGGTTGTTGCTGTTCATCAATATCCCTCCAGTGGCTTGCGGAGGTATAGCTTGCTCCGCGTCTTGACGTAGTCGTGCCGGATCCGGCTGATGAAGGCCGTGCCGTCCCACGACTTAACGCCCTCGGTCGCCAGCGTGACCACAGAGCCCGCCGCATAGTCTCGCAGCAGCGAGCCCGTCCAGAGGGTGCCGACGGTCGCGTTTTTGTTGGCGTCCCGGAGGAGGCCCTTGGCGAAGCGGTCGGCCTCGCTCTGGTCAGTCATGCGGAAGGGTAGGATCCGGCGCAGCACCTTGTCGCCGCCGTTCGGGGCTGCGAAGGTGCCGGTCAGACCGCCGTTGACGGCTTCGGCCGAGCCGTAGGCGTTGGCGCCCTCGTCGCGGTACTCGAAGTCATTGACCGGGGTGATGGTGATGGTGTCGACGGGCTGCTGGCTTTCCATGTACGCCTCGTCGTAGACGACCAGCTTGCCGTCATACACCAGAAACGCCGCGCCCTCGAGGGTGCAGCGGTTTTGAAAAAATGCGAAGTCTGCGAGGTTGTTCTGCTCGACGTAGTCGTAGGTCTGGTCGGTGATCCCGTAGGTCTCGAGCGTCAGACCGTGGCGGCCGGCGATCTCCTGAGCCAGTTGCAGGAACTTGACCTTTTCCCACGATTTGCTCCGCTTATCCTTCGCAGACTGCGGGACGGAATAGGCCCGCAGGGTGATGATGCCGGACTCGGGGACGACGCTCTCGACGAACATTTTGCCCGTCTTGGCAGCGCCGTCCTCGATGGCGATGGTGTCGCCCTTCTTGGGGTTCCACGAGTCCCACAGCTCGCGGGTGTCGTTGAGCTTGAGCAGCAGCTCGTCGCTCTGCTTTTCGGCGTACATATCGTGATAGCAGCGGTGGACGCTGATGTCCGGGTAGATGTCGACGCCTTCGTATAGGATCTTCACGGCGTCACCTCCTCCACGGCGGCAGGGTCTCCGGCGTCTCCACGGTCTCGACGATCGGGATCCGCACAGCCTCGCCGCCCTCGAAGATCAGCGCGTCGCTGAGGTCGGGGTTGGCCTCGATGATGGTGCTCGCCATGCGCTCCTCGTTATAGGCGACGAGCGCGATGCTGTCGAAGGTGTCGCCGCCCTGCGCCACATAATCAATAAAGCCGACTGTCTGCTGTGACATAGGCGCCGCCCTCCCTTCTGCTGAGTGCCTCGAGAATGAAGTCGATGAACTCCGGCTCGAGGTCGCGGAGCTTTCGGATCAGTGCGTCCTCGTCAGTGTCGCCCTCGACCTTGATCTGCGGAGAGAAGGACAGGCCACTCAGATCGTAGACCACAGCAGTGCCGGAGCCGCCGCTGAGCAGCTCGTAGTCGCTTTCGCCGTCAGATGCCCCGAGCATCCGGCCCGCCTCTGCCCAGTAGGACAGGTTTTGCGAACGGTATGCAGGGTTAAAACTGATGACCGCCTCGGTCGGGTAGCGTGGATCCTCGCCGGCGATGGACGGCCCTCTTGTGAAGCCGCCGGTTGCATAGCCGGAGACAGACGCGCTGCCGCCTCCACCTCCGAACAGGCCGGCGATCTTGGAAATGACGCCGGAGCCGAAGCTGACAATCTTCGATACCCAGCCGACGATCGTGCCGAGCACGTTTGCGATGGGCTCCAGAATAGACAGCAGCGGAGTCAGCAGCGGAGTGATGGCGCCGATCAGGCTCAGGATCGGAGGGAGTAGTGCCTGAACGAGCTGCATCAGGGGATCAAGCAGCGGCATGATGACGCTGTTGACGATTTGCAGAGCCACTTCCAGCAGTGGGGTGATGACTGGCAGCAGGCTCGAGATGATGCTCACCAGCACAGGCAGCACAGCGCTGACGATCTGTGTGATGATCGGGAGCACAGTGGCGAGCAGACTGGCAATAGGCGGCAGGATAGCGGAGACGATCTGCATAAGTGGCGGGAGGAGCGTCTGCACGAGGTTGAGAAGCGGCGGGAGCAGGGTGCTCATTAGCTGCGTCAGAACGGGCAGAAGGTCGGCTGCGAGCTGTGAGATCAGCGGCAGGACGTCCTCGAGGGCGTCGGCCGCGCCAGTCAGGAACTCGTCGACAAACGGAGCCGCAGCCTCGACCGCCTTGGAGATGGCCGGGGTGATCTGTTCCATCAGCTTTTGCAGCGTCGGCATGAACTTGTTGAGCCCGTCGAACACGGTGTTCGCCATAGGCTTGAGGGCTACCTCGAGTCCTTGTTTCATCATCTGAAGCCGCTCGGCGAAGTCGTAGGTATCATCTGCGGCTCCGGCGATGGTCTCTCCATTCTCTTGCAGCTCTGCCGTCAGATCTGCGACTGCCAGAGAGCCGTCTCTGATAGCTGCGGCCATTGTGCTGCCTGCCCTTGTTCCGAAGATCTCGGACGCGATGCTGGCCGCCTCCGCTGCCGTTCCCGCGTTCTTTATCTTTTCGTAGTACATGGCAAGGCCGTCGCTTGCACTGATGCCCTCTTTTGCGAGAGCTGCGACGCTTTTTTTCATGGCACCGAGCACTTCGTCAGTGTTTACGCCAGCTTTGTCGAGCTGGCCGATCAGGGCGCTGGCTGTCTCGAATGAGTAGCCCATCTCCTGAAGCTGTGGGCCGAACTTCTGCATATCTGCCATCAGATCCGTGAAGCCCATGCCCGTGCTCTGGCTTACCTTGAAGATATAATCCATCGCGCCGCCCATGTCGTCGGCGTCGATTTTCCACTGCTGGAAGGCTTGGCTCGACTCCTCGATCACGCTGCCGAGGTCATCGCCGAGCATATCGCTCACTTGGATGGCCTGTTTGGAGATCTCCTGAAGTTTCGGGCCGGTGAGTCCGAGGCGCGTGTTGTAGTCTGCGATCGCTTTGCTGGCGTCCTCCATTGTGGTCGGGACGCTTTTGTAGACCTCGTCGAAGTCACCGAGAAGGTCATCCAGCGCGTCGCCAGTTGCGCCCGTACCGATGCGGATCGCGTCGGCCGCGTCGTCGAATGACGCGCCGAGCTCCTTCATGTACTTCCCGGCCTCGACGACTGCCTTGCCGGTAGCCACTGCGATGCCGCCCACGGCTGCACCAACGGCCAGCGCCTTCACGTTTAGGCCGCTGATTTTTTTCTGTGCTGACTCGATCGCCTTGCCGAGTGATGGGTCGATGCTGCCGGCCAGATTGACGACCGCCTGCATCGTTTTCCCGTTTGCCATGTGCGTCACCTCCTTCTGACGTGGGGTTTCTTAAAGTTTGCCGCGCGAGTCGGTCGGCTCGCTTGGAGCCTCTTTGCCTCCTCGACGGCCTCCCCGTATTCGGTCAGGAAGTCGGTCAGCCTTCGCTCTCCGAGGTCTCGCGTTGATGTGTGGAAGGCTCGGGCGTAGTCTCGGATTGCGCGTCGGAGCTGTCGGGGGTGTAGGGTTCCTCCGACTTCCCGGAAATAAAATCCCGGCCGATCCTCATAATCTTCATAACGTCGTAGCCGCGGACGCGCTCGAGGTCGGAGATGTCGATCTCAGGGTTGACCGCGATGATGGCAGCGAAGCCGAGGTAGAGGTGCAGGCCGTAGTCCAGCTCGGCCGCGCCGGCTGCGTTGCCGTTCTTGGATCCGCTGGCGCTCAGCTTTCTGGCGTCAGCTTCAGCAAACGCCTGTGCGGTGATCTCGCTGATGTCATAGGTCAGCTCGTTGTAGCTTTTGCCGTTGATCTGCACAGGGTTGTCGAGCTTGATGGTGTTCTTCATTGGGTGCGTCTCCTTTCGATAAACAGAGGGCGCCGCATAGGCGCGGCGCCCTTCAGGTTACAGCAGGCTGCGGATGTCCTTGGCGTAGTCGACGCCGCCGACGCGCAGGATCGTGTTGAGCTGGTCGATCAGCCAGTATTCAGCGCCGCCGACGTAGAGCTGGTAGCGGCTCACGGCAAACGTGGCCTCGTTCTCGCTGGTGTTGCCGGGATCCACAGAGAGCCCCGGGATGCCCTTAGAGACGCAGCGGAGGAACGCCTTGCAGCCTTCGGTCTTTGTGGAGCCGTCGGCCTGCTTGACGTCCTGAGCCCAGCGGATCTCGATGGTCTTGCTCTCGAGCTTCATCATGTTCCGCAGGCCGAGGTCGATGCCGATCTTGGTGATGGATGCCTCCATAGCCTCGATCTGGCCGAGTATGGGGGCGGTGTAGGTTCCCATAGCCTTGAAGTCAGCGGTCACGGGAGTGACAGCCGGCAGCGCGATGGTCACGTCTTTGGCGACGAGAGTGCCGCCGATGTAGACGGTGTCGGCGAGGATGGGGCCCTTCAGGTCGAGCCACAGGTTTGCCATTACTCGTCACCTCCTTCGTAGTAGACAGAGAAGCCCGCGTCGGTGTAGGCGACGTAGACGCTCGCAGACTTGAGGGGCGGGGTCGGGGTGACGGCGATGTCCCAGCGGAAGTCGCCATTCATCACGTCCGTGGTGCTGTTCTCGCTCTCGAGGAACAGGATCACGGGCTCGCCCAGCAGGGCGCCCATGCTCACATAGCCGTCGAGCTTTTCCTGTTCGCGGTTGATGATGCGATCCTTCAGCGCGCGGGTCATGGGCTCGTCGATCTCAGGGCTCCACTCGCGCTGGAAGCTATTGGTGATGTGCATGAGCATACGCATGGAGACGTCGAAGATCGCGCGGGGATCCACGTCTGCGCCGTATGTGTAGGCGGCCGTATGGTCGCCCCACAGTACCCACTCGCCGCCCCATGCGACGGCGGTGCTGATGCCGTTCTGCGTCAGCTCCTTGCCGGTCTGCTGGTCGAAGCCGCGGTTGTTGGCGTTGGCCCCGAAATACTGCTTGATGATTGGGATGGCCTTGTTGCCACAAGTCTCCATCGGGACACTGTTGTGGCTGAAGTCGGCGCGCATGAGCTCGACCACGGCCAGCGTGCTCAGGTGGAACACGTTGCCGAGGTTGTCCACAGCCTGCGGCCAGTAGACCTTAGAGCGCTCGCCGGTGAAGGCGTTGGCCTTCTTCCATGCGATCGCCTTGGTGATCGTGTCGACCGCCTGCGCGGTGCTGTCCACGAGGGGCAGGTCGGCCACGACGAAGGCGTCCCAGTGGCCGTTGATCTTCTTGCAGGTCGTCAGCATGGCGTTGTAGACGGCAGGGCTGTGACTCCAGCCGGGGGCCGCGATCAGATTGCAGACCGCGAACTGCTCGGGATAGAGCAGCGCGATCGCGCTCAGGCCGCTGTACTCGCCGGAGGAGGTGACGCCGCCGATGATGTCGCTGTCTGCGATCTCAGAGTCGTCCACCTCGCTGAAGCTGGCCGTCAGGCTGCCGGCGAGCTGCGCGTCGTCCTTCAGGCTGGTGATGATGACCGTGCCCTTGGTGAAGTTATAGTCCACAGCGTAGTCGGTGCCCTCGACGTAGTTGCCGCTGTCATTCTTTGCGATGGTCAGGGTGTCGAGGATGATCTTGTCGCTGGCGAACTCGGCGCGGCCGCCGGTGAAGGTGAGGGCCTTGGTGGTGGCCGCCTCCTTGCGGTGCTTGCCCGCGGATGGGTCGAGCACATTGATGACGTAGATCGGGCCGATGTTCCCGAGGGTGTTGTTGAAATGCGCGTACACGGCCTCGCACAGGGTAAAAGTGCCCCAGTCGGACGAGTAGCCGATCTTCTTCTGCGCGTCGACCAGACTGGTGATCTTGATCGGCGCGTTGATGATGCCGGCCTTGCCGAAGTCGCGCACGAGGTTGACGGGTGCCGTGCCGATATAGACCGGCGTGGTGCCCGCCTGCACGGCGCTCTGTGCCACGGTCTCGCCGATGTGGCCGTAGGCGCCGTAGAGGTATTCGTTTGCCATCTGCTTATCCTCCTTTGCATGAAATTAGAGCAGCCGAGCGGCTGCCCTTAAAGCAGGTGTTGGTAGCTTTTCGGGTTGCGGGTCAGGGTCTCCTCGACGGAGAACTCAGCCCATGCAAACCAGTACGGGTAGAAGTCGGGGACGGCGTCTTGCTCCGTGACGGGGCCGAAGGTGATGCCCTTCTCCTTGATGACGCGGAGGTCGCCGAGGTACTCGGCGTTTTCAATCAGCCGGAGAGCTGTGTCCACAAAATTCCATGCGTCACGCCAGCCCTCTCCGTTCTTCACGAAGTAGGAGGCCGCCGCCTCGTTGTATTGCTGGATGTAGGTGCCGCTGCCGTCGCCCTTCGGCTTGAAGATGTCGGGCCCGTGGTAGCCGGGATCCCACGCTGAGAAGCAGAGCCGAATCTTGATGTCTCGGGCACTCTGGAGCAGGTCGTCGTCGCCCTGAACGATCTGCACGCAGACCGACGGGATCGGCGCGGCGATGTTCGGGGGCGTCCTGTCCTTCGATGGTACGAAAAGCGAGAACGCGGCCGGGTTTACCAGCTTGTATGGGTAGGAGGCGTCCGTTGCGTTGTCGTCGGGGAGCTTCAGCTTGACCAGAGGGCAGACCTCGGCGGTCAGCCAGTCCCGGACGGTTTCGATGCTGTTGACGATGGACATGGGGCACCTCCTACATGGTGACAGTCTGGCCGAGGGCCACGGTGGCGATCCCCATGTCCTCGCTCCAGTCGTTGACGATGTACTCGCGGCCGTCGACGTTGAGCCCTTCGCCCGCCGGGCGCCGAGCGGGCAGATCCTCGACCGCCGCGTAAAGCAGCAGAGAGGACTCCGCGACGCTCAGCTCTTGCCCCCCTTGGCGTTCCTTCAGGGCGTTGTCGTCCAGCACGGCGGCGATGGCTCTGCCTTCGACGGTGTGCTTCTCACCGAACTCGTCGAGATTGAGAAACGTGCGCCGACGGTCAGCCTCGACCATCGCCTTGAAGCTGAAGGCCATCAGACGGGATCGGCGGCGCCGATCTGAGGGGGCTCCTCGTCGTCGGCACCGTCATCAGGCTGCTCGGCCTTGGTGGCCTCGATGGCAGCGATGACGTCGGCCTTCTTGCGCATAGCAGAGGCGTCCACGCCATAGCGCGCGGCCACTTCCTTCAGCTCGTCGAGCTTCATGTCCTCGTTGTACTCAGGGGCCTCGTCGGCCGCGGTGTTGGTGCTGGCAGGCTCGTCGTCGTCGTCGCCGGGAGCGGGTGCGGGCTGCTCGGCAGTCTCGCCCAGCTCGCCGATGTACTTGGCGACGCCTTCCTTCACCAGACGGGCCTCCAGCTCGTCGTCGAACTTCTGAGGGCCGTCTGCTTCAGTGATGGGGATCACCTTGCGGCCGTTATAGTAGCCGAAGGTGCCCTTGATGATCTGGATCATGCTCTGCTCCTTTCTGCTGCGCTCAGTCCGTCAGGACGTCCGCAACGATGAACGGGTTCTTGTTGTTGGGGATCATCAGCGGGCGGCTGGAGATGGTCAGCGTGCGGCTGTTGCCTTCGGCGCTGCTCACATACTTCGGCACGCGGCGGCCGGCGTAGGTGTGGAACTCGCCGTCGCTCTGCTCGACCTGAGAGACGGCGCCGTAGGCGGTGCGGCCAGCGCCGGGAGCGGTGAGGACGCACTTGCCGGACGGGATGTAGAGCTTGTCGTTGCCCTCGTCGTCGGTGTAGGTCAGGTCGTAGGAGATGACGCTGATGATGCGGCCGAGGACGTTCAGGCGGGCCACGATGGCAGCGCCGTCAGGCAGCAGCTCAGGCTCCACGTTGCCGATCTCGATGCGGCGGTTGTCGAGGAGCTTCTGCACGGCTGCGTCGTTGATGATGGTGTCAGCCACGTCCGGGGAGCAGACCAGATCAGAAGCGCGGAGGCCGCGCTTGGTCAGCATACGGATCATGGCCTCCAGATCCTTCAGGATCTTGCCGCCGGTGGCGTCCCACTTGGCCGTCGGGGTGTAGGTCGCGGGGTTGCTGGCCTCGGAGTAGAAACGGATCTCCATCTCGTCGGCCTTGTCGACGTCGTCGGCGATGTGCTTCATCACGCAGCCGTTGGTCAGCATGGTCTCGGCGGCCATTGCTTCTTCGCGGTTGGTGATGAGCTCGCCCAGCTCGTCAGCGTCGCGCAGGATGAGGGTCTGCTGGCGCTGCTCAGGGGTGAGCTGAGAGTAGAGAGCCTCGCCGAAGCCACGCTTGCGCAGCTCGTCGAGGGTCAGGACGCGACGGGGAGCCACGAAGGGCGGGGTGTAGCGTTCCATATTGTAGCCGGCGCGCAGGACGGTGACGCCGCCCTTGCGAGGGGCCACGAAGGGCGCCAGCTTCTTGCTGCCGTCACGGAACTCGACGAGCACGTCGTCGGTGGCGAAGATGTCGCTCGCGTCGTTGGTGGGGAAGTAGCGGTCACGCAGGAAGGTCGCAGCAGGGGTGAGCTGCTGCACGGCCATGAGCAGCGTGTGGGTGTCGTAGAAGTTAAAAGGCATTTTGTTGTCCTCCTTCTCTTAGTATTCGATGGCGTCGGAGAGCAGGATGCCGGCCTTGCGCAGCTCCTCCTCGTCGGTCGCCTTCAGGGTGTAGCCGCTTGCGACGGCCAGCTTGTTGCGGGCGAAGTGGCCGGTGCGGTAGGCCAGCACGGTCACGTCCGCGGTGGTGCCGACTTCCACGTCCTCGGCGAGGATGCAGTTGGCGGTCAGGGTTTCGTTGGTGGTCGCGGTGGAGCCGAGGATCACCAGCTTGCCGTCGCCGGCGGTGCCGGCAGACAGGGCCAGCACGGTGCCGCGCTTATAGGTGGCTGCGGCGGTGGCCTCCTTGCGGATGGTCACGGTGAACACGTCAGCGACGGGCTCGTTGGCAACGATCAGGCCATCATAGCCGACGCTGCCGAGGTTTTCGTCCAGTCTCTTGCTCATTACTTCTTACCTCCGTTCTGAGACTTGGTGGAGTTGTAGAGGCCGACGATGGCGTCCACCTTTGCCTTGTCGTCGCTTTCGCTGCCTTCCTCGCCGCCGTTAGGGGCAGCGCCGACGCCGGCAGCGCCGGACTCGTCGTTGTCAGCCTTGGCGTCCTTCAGGTGCTTGGCACCGAGGGCCGCCTGTTTCTGCATAGCCTTGAGCGCGAGCTGCTCAGCGGTGCAGGGGGCCTCGCCGTACTTGGCGTCCCTGACGAGCTGCGCGTCGCCCACACTTGCGGCGATGCTGTCGATGGCCTCGATGCGGGCGCGTTCCTGCGTTCTGGCAGTTTCGGCCGCCTGCTGCTCGATCTGAGCCACGACGTCGGGGTGCTGTGCTCTCATTTCTTCGAGGGTCATGGTCTTGTTGTCCTCCTTCTTGGGGCCGTCGTTCTTGGCGGCCGCGTGTTTATTTCCAGCCGCAGGGGCGGCGTGGATGCTGTTGTCGATGGGGATCGTCCCCGGGATGTGTCTGAAGCCCTTGACGTCGTGCCGGATGCCGGCGACGAGGAGCACCTTCTTGTCGGCGCTCAGGGTGACGTCGGGGCCTTCGTCTGTGAGCAGGGTGTCGGCAAAGCCGTTGTCAATGGCCTCCTGCCCGACCATCCACGTCTCGCGGGTCATCATGCTGCGGAGCTGGTCGACCTCGAGGCCGGTCTTGGCGTGGTAGATCTCCGCGATGGCCCGCTCGCTCGCGTCGAAGTCCTTCTGGAGCTTCTTCAGGTCTGCGAGGGTGTAGTAGTCGTAGAGCAGCCCGGCGACGCCGTGGATCATCACCATGCTGCCGGGATAGACCTGTACCTCGTCGCCCGCGCAGGCGATGACGCTGGCCGCGCTGGCCGCGATGCCTTCCACGACGACGACCTTGTGGCCGGTCAGGCCCTTGATGGCGTTGTGGATGGCGATGCCGGTGTAGAGGTCGCCGCCGCAGCTATTGATCTTGATGGTGATGTTGCTCTTGCCCTTGACGGCCGCGAGATCCTCCATGAAGCTCTCGGGCGCGATGTAGAGGCCGGGCTCGGGCTCGCCCGTCCACCAGTCCACAGGCTGACGGCTCACGACGTCGCCGTAGAGGGTGATCTCGCCCTCGTCGTCGCCGATGCTGGCGACGTTCCAGAACTTGATCGGCGTGCCCGCAGTCTGAGGCCCGGCGCAGAGCCGGGGAGTGTTATGCGTTCTCATGCTTATCTCCTTCCTTGGTGCTTTTGATGGCCTCGGCGACGATCGCCTCCCGCAGAGCTGCGGAGATCGTGCCGCTGGCCGCTGTGCTCTGGTCGACCTGCCCCTGCGCTGCGCGCAGCTTCTCGTTTTCCCGAGTGAGCTGGTCGACGTTGGCGTCCCACTGACCGCCGTTGAGTCGGATGGTCGCCTGTTCTCTGGTCGTGATGCCTTCGCCGATGGCGAGGATCTCGGCCGTGATCTCCTTCGTCGGGTCGAGCTGTCCCTGAGAGGGGCCGATCCACTCGGCGCCGAGGTATGCGGCGCGGATCGCCGGATCTGCGAAGAAGCCCGGGGCGCTGATGCGGCCGCGGGCGACGGCTTCAGAGAGCCAGATCTCATATACCGGCGTGCAGAAGTCATCGACAAACCACTTGCGCCTCATGCGGAACGCCTTCCACGCCTCCATCAGGGCGGCGCGGCTGGCGCTGTACGAGCTGTTGAAGCTCTTGAGCAGAAGGTCGGCCGGGATCTCGAGCGCGGCGCCCACCTGTTCACAGATGGCGCGCAGGAATGTGTTGAAGCCACTGGCCGGCCGCTTGGGGTCTGCAAAGGTCACGTCCTCGCCGGGCTCCATGATGTTGATCTGGCCGGGGCCCATCTCGTACTCATTAGGATCTCGGCTCACCTCCGGCAGGCTGCTCCCGACCTCGTTGAACGGGTTGTCGCCGGCGCCTGCCTCGGTTTTGATGAAGGCCGTGAAAAACGACTCGACGACCGCCGCAGTCAGCTCGCTCTCGGTGTAGCGGCGAAGCTGGAGCAGGGGCTCGATGACCTGCGCGAGATAGCTGACGCCGCGGTATTGATCCGGGCGCTCGCTCTCCATGACGTGCAGGATGTTCGGCAGGCCAGTCCGCTCGCCGTATGCCTGAACACGGGCCCACGTTGTCGTCGTGCTGCCGAGCTCGAAGGGGTAGGTGCTGCGGATGTGGTACGCCTCGATCTGGCCGTCGTCGTTCACCTCGACGCCGTCGTAGATGGTGTTGCCGTTGGCCGCCTTGCCGGTGGTCAGCAGCATCGGGGTGATGATGCCGGAGGTCGTTGGCGTGGCGACTCGGTCGGCCTCGATCAGGTGCAGGCGTAGCGAGTAGGGCGTGAGCGGCGTCGGCTCGTACTGCTTCACGACGGCGAACACGTCGCCGCTGACCAGCCACGAGGAGAGTGCGAGCTGCTGCATGGCTGCGAAGTTGTTGACGCCGGTGGCGTCGCACGCCCTTTTGTTCTCAGACCAGAGAGCGAACTCGCGCTCGGCCTGAGCCTGCCATGCGTCGGCGGCCTCCTGCGTCATGCCGAGCGCCTCGCGGTCGATCCGACTCTTGAGCTGGAGGCCGATGCCGACGACGTTGGTGCGGTTGGTGCGGATGGCAGAGGTGGCGATCGGGGCCGCCATGTAAAGCATCCGGGCGCGCTGCCGCAGGGTGTAGTTGTTGGCGTCGATGTCCTCCTTCGGGCTGCCGCTCATAGCTCTGAAGCCCTTGGTCGCCTTCTTGTGCCAGCTCGCGCCGGCGTCGCCGTAGCCCTTATTCACAGGGCGCGGCTGCTGCCGCCTGTTCTGTGGGCGGCTTCTGCTTTTTCTTTTGCTGATGGTGCTCACCTCCTTCATGGTGAAGATGGCCGAGTCGGGAGAAAAGGAGCGAAAACTCCCGGCGTCGGCCTATGAAAAAAGCCCCTTTCGGGGCTTCTTTCACCAGTCTCGGGGCACTACTCCCACAGCTTTTCGCGGCTTCTCGCCGTTCAGTGCGGCCTCGAGGGCTTCGATGTCTGCCTCGAGCTGTTTGATGGCGGCCCGGATGGATCCGAGGTCGGTGTTGTAGCGGGCCAGATTGCGCGAGCCGATGCCGTAGCTCTGGACGCCTCCGTCCAGCATCTCGGCCTCTCGCTTCAGGTAGAGCTCCAGCCGGTTCCTCTTGATGGAGAGCTGGTACTCGATTTGTTCGCGGGTCTTTCTCATTGTGGTGTGTCCTCCTTACCAGTCGTCGAAGGCGTCGGCCCGGTTGTGCCGTTGCCGCTGCCGTCGCTGTTGCGGGGCCTTCGGTTTTTCCTCCAGTCCTTGCAGGCGGCGCTCGATGGCGTCCATGTCGGGGTTGATGATCTTGAGGCCGGCGTTGGCGTAGTCGCGGCAGTCGAGGGCCTCGTTGCGGTTGTGCCCGGGCAGCTTCTCCCACGCCCAGCGGTCGCCGCGGCGCGTGTGCGTGAGCACCAACTTCTCGGAGAGGAGCCCGTTGAAGAAATTGAGGTCATAACCGGCGTCGGGGTGCCGGTTGAAATGGCAGTATTTTGGCCCGGGCTCCTGCACCTTCAGATTAGCCATGATCGTCGCCTTGCCGGCGTCGACGCCGATGGTGTAGAGCCAGCAGGTGATCCGCTTGTTGTCGCGGATCGGCACCTTGCTCGGGGGCGAGACGAAGGGGATGCCGTCGCCGCCCTTGCCCTTGATGGCAAAGACGCGCTTGCCGACGCGGGCCCGGCACGCCTCATAGACCTCTTGGGTGAAGTGGCCGCCGGAGTCGACGCAGGTGATGGAGATCTTAAGGCCGCGGCCGTTTTTGAACTTGTAGACGTGGTCGACCACGTCATCGAGCCGCTGCCAGACCTCCGGGGTGTCTGGCCGGCCCATGATGTAGCCCTTGACGACGCCCCACGTCTCGCCATATTTCCCGTGACCGACTACCTCGTATTCGAGGCGGTTGTCCTGAGTGTCGACGCCGCAGGTCAGCACGAGCACGCCGTCAGGCAGCTCCACAGGGGTGCCGTCCGGGCGGGTGCCATAGTCCTCACGGCGGGCGAGCATGGTGTCCTCGTCCTCGAGGTCGCCGCGATCTTCCCACAGTTGGCCGAGCAGGGTGTTGTAGACGACCTTGAGGCGCTGCGGGTCATCCTTGGCGTCGAGGAACTTGAGGACGATCTTCTCCCACGGAGTCCACGGGCTCGAGAAGGCATTGAGCCAAAAAGAACGGACGCCCTTCTTGTAGGCGTCCGGGTTGTCGGCGATCCACTTGGCCGGCTGCTTTCGCATGACGTCCTCGGGGATCAGGCAGCCGCAGGCCGGGCAGCTCCACGAGACGCCGCTCTTGAGGCTCCACGACTTTTTCCCGCGGATCCTCTTGGCCTCCGGGTCGAAGTGGATATTGTCGAACACGATCTCGCTGTACTTCCCACACTCGGGGCAGCGGTGGCACCAGCGTTCCTGCGTGCCTTGGTAAAAACTCGTTTCGATGTTGCTGTTGCCCTTGATGGTCGGGGTGGAGACCTCGACCGCCTTGGCGTTGTAGAATGTGGCCTGACGTGCTTCGGCCAGCGCCCACGGGTCGCCCTCGGTGCCGGCGCTGGTCGCCCAGCGGTCGCGCTCGTCGCCGATGATATAGCGGGCAGGCGTGGAGGCCAGAGCCGAGGCACTGTTGGAGCCGGTCAGGGTGAGCATCCCGCCCGGGAACGACTTCTGGAGGATCGTGTTGCCGCTGTCCTTGGCCTTGACGTCGTGCACCTTCGCCTTCAGGGGCTTGCTGTCGCGGATCATAGGGGCCACGCGGAGGCGGCTGAACTTCCGGGCGTCGTCGATGGTCGGGTGGACGTAGAGGATGCTGCCGGGGTCTTGGTCGATGATGTAGCCGATGATGTTGAGCTCGAGCTCAGACTTGCCGACCTGAGAGGCGGCCACCATGACTATTTTGTGCACCTTCGGATCCGTAAAGGCCCGCATGGGCTCCTCGAGGTACGGAGTGCGCTTGGTACGCCACGGGCCGGCCTCGGCTGAGCTTTCCGGGGAGAGGCGGCGGTGCTTGTCGGCCCACTCGTCAACGGTCAGACTCTCAGGCGGGGCGAAGCGTTTGACCGCTCCGGCGATGGCGGTATTGAGCTTCGCGGCTGCCTTCTTAGTCGTCAGAGTCATCGGCGAGCTGCTCGCTCCAGCCTTCCCGATCCCTCACGCGCCGGGCGTACACCTCGGGATCGTATTTATAACCGGCCAGCTCCGTCAGGATCTTGTAGACCTCTGTGCGGATGATCTCAGACGCCTCGGCGGGTGTTGCTGCGCCGGTGACGTCGACGGCCAGACGGCCCGGCAGGGCCACGAGCATCGACCTGATATTGTAGACGAGGTCGGTCATCACAGCCTCGACGTCCTCGCTGCGGTGCATGGTGCCCTCGAGCTCGCTGAGCTGGAGGGCGGCGATGTCTGCCTTGCTGCGCTTGAGGTCTGCCTCGGCCTCCAGACGGCGGCCCTCGATCTCGCTGTCCTTCTTTGACGGCTCCCGGCCGTTAGCCTTGGCTGTCAGGTATCGGATGTACCTCTGGATCGTCGGTAGCAGGTCATAGCGGTTGGCGTTGCCTTCCTTGACTGCGGTGATGACGCCCTCCTTGGTGAGCTGCTGAACTCGGCGGGGCGTCATGTCGAACAGGGCCGCGATGGTCTTGCTGTCGACGAGTTTGGTGTTGGGTTGGTTCGGCACGGCGTCCCCTCCTTTCTGCCGCGTCCATCATTTTCGTGACCTCACGAAAAAGGTCAGCGGCCGCTCGGACGAAACGAAACGGCCCGAAAAAATTTTTTCCCGGCTGCGCGTTTTTTGGGCTCGCCAGCACCGCAGGCCAGAGTGGCCCGTCACAGTACCTTGCGGCGCTATGCGTGGCCGTGGAGGCGTCTGCGCGGCGCTGTGGCGCGCTCTGTGCGCGTCTGGCGGTGTGGGCCGGGTTCGGTGTCTGGTGCGGCTGTGGACGCGCTGTGCGGCGTTCTGGTGGGCTCTGGCTTAGAGGCCGAGGGCTCGCTTCATGTGGTGCTCGAGGCGCTTGCTGGTCTCGGTGTTGAGCCGGAGCATGATGGCCTCGTTGGTGCGGTCGCTGGTTATCATCTGAGGCACCGAGATGGTGGTCAGCTTCTTGATGTCGGTGCGGGTCTTGCTCATTCGCTGGAATGGGATCCAGCTCGTGCCGTCGTTCTTGGTGTTGCCTGTCCCCATGAGAATATTGTGCGATCGCTGCGAGAACGGGCCGCCCGGGGTTCTTGTGTTCAAATAGCGGCCAACTACCTTCTTCTGCCCCTTGAGCACCTGCGCCTTCAGCGTGTAGCTCTTGCCACGGGGCGGGGTCTTCGGTGTCATGCCGAAGTGCACGGGAGTCAGGAGCCTTCCCTTGTAGGTGATGGCGAGCTCCTCGATGGTCTCGCCGGTGATCTGGATGCTGCCGGCCATCTTCTTCGGCTTGCCGCTGCCCGATGGCGTGATCTCCGACTTCTTGATGTTGTAGACGGCCGTGACCTCCTGAGCGATCCAGCCCGGGGCTCTGACCTTGACGTCCTTGATGGTGTTGCTGATGGCCTTCTTGCCGCCGTTCTCGATTGCCTCGAGGTCAGCGACGAGCTGGTGCAGGTTGCTGAGCTGCGCCGAGATGCTGTTCTGCGGCATGGCCGTCGCCTCCTTCCTATACGCAAAAAGAGACCGGCGGGCGTTGGTTCGCCCGTCGGCCTCTTGCCGTCGGTTGTTATTTGGTTTTCCTCTGGTCAGCCGCTCGGAATTGTCACGGCGTTGCCCGTGTGTCCGGCGGTCTTTTGCAGGATATAGAATAGCACGGGTCGCTACTGCTTTTCAATTCCTTTTACTTCCCTTTTGTTCCTTTTACTGCGTTTTACTGCCGCAGCTCAGGCAGGGGCTCCAGCTCGTCCAGCACGGCGGCGAGGTTGAGCAGGGCGCGGCCGTGGATCTTGTATGTCCTGTTCTGGTAGGCGTCCACTCTGTCGACGTAGTCCCGCCGATCACCGAACAGGACGCCGCAGGTGCTCTCCCAGTCAGCCCGGTCGAAGTAGCGCAGCCGGATGACGGCGCGCTCGTCGGGGTCGGAGAGCTGGAGGATCAGGCCCTCGATGGCGTTGCGCTCCTGCTTCTCCTCAGCCTTGAGCCGGTCGATCTGTTCCTCGAGCTCCATTTTCCGCTCCACCATCATGCCGGTGCGGTCGGATGGTGTGCCGGATCCGCGTGGCATACCTGTCAGATCAGGGCCGGGCGGCGAGGCCATCGTCATCTCCATGCGGTCGAGGCGTTCGAGCTGGTTGTCGATGTCCCTCAGCATGGCGGTGTAGGCCGCGAGCCTGTCCTTGATCCGTTGTGTGATCGGCTTCTCGCTCATTATGTCAGGGCGTCACTCCTGCTCACCTCCTTCCTCGTCAGGCTCGAAGATCGCGGCGATCTCCTCGCGCGGTAGCTCTCGGCCTTGACGGACGCAGCGCACGGTTGTCTTTCCTGTTATTCTGATGTACCTCTTGACGATCACGTCCGTGAAGGTGGGCGTCAGCTCCATGATGTAGGAGGGCTGCCCGTATGCCTCGCAGGCGGCCAGCGTCGTGCCGGAGCCGCCGAAGGGATCATAGACGCCCGTGGCGAAGTCCGTGTTGTCGACCAGCTTCTCCAGCAGCTCGACGGGCTTCTGCGTGGGGTGCAGCTCGTTCCCGGAGCGGGAGATGCTCAGGACGTTGCCGTAGCCCTTGTGGCCGTCGAAGTGGGTGGCAGCCTTGGCGCCGAATAGAATGAGCTCATGCTGCGAGCGCCAGCCGACGCCCATGCCCGGCGTGCCCTTGTCCCATACGATCTCAGACTTGACGCCGAAGCCGGCCGCCTCGACGAGGTCGAACAGATATACCCACATACGCCAGTCGGTGAAGATGTAGGCGTAGAGGCAGGGGATGTCTGTAAGCGCGCCGCGGATCAGGTTTTGGTAGCCGCGCGTGCTGAGGATGTCGTTGGCGATCTTCGGTGCCTTGCCGTTCTTTCTCTCGGTGCCGATGCTTCCGGTCGACTTCTGCGACTCCTTGCTGCCGCCCGAGCAGTAGGGTGGGTCGGTCAGCAGGATCTCGGGCTTGTTGCCGTCGAGCAGCAGGGCGCGATCCTCCGGCCGGGTGCAGTCTCCGCAGAGGACGCGGTGCCGGCCGAGGATCCAGAGGTCGCCGTACTGTGTGACCGGCGCGGCCGGGGCCGGGATCTCGGCGTCGGGGTCGCTGCTCGGCTCCTTGGTGTGCAGCGCCTCAGAGAGAGCCGTCACGATGTTGCCGTAGTCGTCCTCGGTGTAGCCGCTGAGCATGAACGGGATCTCGCCGGTGTCGATGTCGGCGAAAACCTCGGCGAGCATCTTGTTGTCAGTGGTGGCGAGCTCCGCGATGCGGTTGTCAGCCGTCAGATCGGCCAGCTCCTCGGCCTCGCTGGCGTAGTCCTGATAGTCGACCGGGGCGTCGGTCAGGTCGTCGAGCTGCGCGGCCATGAGGCGGCCGTGGCCCTTGGTGACGAGCCCGCTGCGCTTGCTGACGGTGATCGGGGCGCGCCAGCCGGTCGCTCTGATGATAGAGGCGAGGAGCTTGATCTGCTCCGGCGGGTGCTGGTTCGGGTTCTTCGGGTTTGGCCGCAGATCCTTCAGCGGGACGATGGCGTCGTGTGCGCAGAACACGGGGACGCTGCCGGCGTATGCCTTGGGCGTTGCCGTTGTGCTGTACTCCTCGATCTCGGGGCCGGTCTGCGGCTGCGGTTTATCCTTTGCCATGTTTGCCTCCTTTCAGCCTTCCGCTCCCTCCACAGAGGTCGCAGGCGACTCGCGTGTCCTCGACGCGGACGGTCGGCCCGTTGATGTACCTCGCCATCTGCATCGCTTTTACTTTTCCAGATCCGAGGCATTTGGGGCAGACGTCCCCGGCTGTGATGCCGGTGTTTGTGATGATCTTATTCACGGGCTCGGCCTCCTCTCTTGAATTGCCCGGCCTGCGGGCAGGTGGCCCAGTGGGGCCGGTATCCGGCGTCTGTGGCCTCACCTCCGGGCACGATCTCGCAGCTCACGACCTCGCCCCGGGTGGTGACGATCTTGTCCTTCCCGCCGGGCGCTGCCTTATAGTAGACCGGCGCCGGATCGCACGGCATAGCCTTCCCGGCCGGTGTCTTGATCCAGACGATCGGAGCGCCGCAGCCCCGGCAGGTTGCTTTATTCATGGCCGTCACCTCCTGTTGGGAATTGCTTCTCGATCCACTTGTGGAGGCCGGAGCCCTGCCAGTTGTTTCGGCCGTCAAGACGGTTTTTCAGCCGTTCCAGCTTCGCCTCCTCGACCTCCTCGGTAGAGCGGTGGAAGATGATGCGGAGCTGGTCGAGCATGATCTGGACGTCTGCCATCTCCTCGACCACGTTCTCGAGTGCAGCCTTCGCCTCTGCGGCGCAGCTCACGCGCTTCACTTTGCAGAGGGCCTTGGTCAGCTCGGCCATCTCCTCGACGGCCATGTCCATTTGTGCCGGCGCGCCGTAGGCCGTGATCGCACGATCCAGCAGGGCCCGGCGTTCCTCCGTGGTCATCACGGGCGGCCTCCCTTCGTCAGCTCTCTGACCAGTATGGCCACGAGCACGATCACGATGATGGCGAGGGTGATGGCGGTCGGGATCCAGATCGGGGCCAGTACCCACAGCCAGCTCCAGTTGATGACGCCGGTGAGCTTCAGGACGATGAAGGCGACGGCGAGAAGGCCGCAGAAGCCGATCCCGCCGGCCGTCGTGTTGTTTCTTTCGTTGTTCATGTATTACCTCCAGTATTATTTTCCGAGCCCCTTCAGCGCGCAGGCTGTGCAGGCGGTTCGGACGTCGGGCTCCAGTGCAAGGATCCGGCGGGCCGTGTCTGTCTGCCAGCACTCAGCGCCACAGACGGGGCAGGTGGTGAGCTGCCAGTCGTCCGTCGGAGGCTCCGGGATGTTATCGTGCAGCGGCATGGTGAGGATCCCGCCGTCTCCGGGCTGGTGGGGCGAGAGGATGAGCTCAGGCTCGTCGGGGATCATGGTGTCGAGGAGCTCGTTGTACTTCTTGAATATAGCCTCCGACGCTGCGCTCCAGCTCTCGCCGTGCTCCGTGTCCTCCGGGGTTGCAACGTGGGCCAGCTCGTGCGCCAGCAGCTCAGGGGCGGCGCTGATTGGCGCCTCAGCCGAGATGCGGACGATCGGCGTGCTGCCGTCGTCGGGAAAGATGGTCAGGCCGTAGGCGGTGCCGTTGGTCTCGTCCCGCAGGTCGGGGACGTACTGCGCGACGTACTCGACGCCGGGGTAGAGCTCAGAGAAGGCCCGGGCCACGATGGCTGTCGGGTCGTTGATGAAGGGCGAGGCCATCGGGCCGATCTTCTCGTACTGCTTCAGAGCCGTGTAGGTCTCGCGCAGCATGGCCCGCACTTCGTCCTTCTTGATGCCGTTGATGGTGGGCCCGTTCAGGATCAGGTCGAGCATCCTGTCGCTCCAGTCCTGCATCAGGTGGGTCTCCGGCATACCGCAGCCGAAGGGCACGACGTCGACCTTCTCACGGGTGAGGGTTTCGTATTCTTTCACGGTGCTGCTCCTTTCAGAAAAGCCGAGCGGGCCGGAGCCCGCCCGGCGCTCCATTTACTGCATGACGACGACCTTGCCGGCGTCGATCAGATCGCCCATGTTCTTCAGGAAGTAGTCGGCGATGTTCTTCTTGGCCTCGAGCTTCCAGATGCCGCCGTCAGCCTCGAAGAAGCCGATCCCCTCGTCGGGATCCACGCGCAGCAGGAACTCGCTCTCGGGCTGCTCCACCTCGAGGAAGGTGCGGAACGGCCGCAGCATGACGCGGGGCTTGATCTCGACGACCGCGTTGAGGGCGACGCCCTGACGTGCCTCGACGGTCTGCGTGACGCCGTTGTCGTTGGTGCTGACGCTGTTCTCGTTGGTCATGCGACTCAGCAGGTCGAGCAGGTAGGCCGTGCCCTCGTTAGGGATGCAGAGACTCCGCAGCTCGATCAGGGCTACCTCGCGTCCTCTGAAGCCGGTGCGCAGGCCCGGGGCGTCAGCCTTGGCGCGGTAGAGCGTGTTGCGGGAGAAGTCGCTCAGGTAGGTGGTCATCACCTCGACGGTGTCGTTGCTCTTGACCTGCACCATGATGGTCGTGCCGACCTTCTCGAGCTCGGTGCGGATCAGCTTGCAGATGCTATCGAGTCCGCTGACGCTGATGCAGTCAGGGCGGTCGACGTGCGGCGGGATGCGGGTGAGTGATGCGTCGGCGTAGGTCTGGCCGTTAATCTCGAAGATCTTGGTCTCCTTCAGGCTGACGATTTTGTCGATCATTTTTGCGAGCATTGTGTTGTCCTCCTTGTTCTGTGTTGTGGGTGTTTATCCGTGCTGGACGAGTTTCAGGAGCTTCGGGGCCTCCTGCTGCGTGCCGTCCATGTTCATTTGGCCGGGCACCTGCGGCACCATCTCGGCGACGACGAGCTCGCCGTTGCCGTCAGAGGTGACATAGAGGGCCGTGGCGACGGGGTTGGTGGCCGCGAGCGTAGACTTGGCCGTCACGGAGACGCCGATGGTGCGGCGCTCGTCGTCCGGGGTCAGCTCGATGGTGAGGGTGATCTTGCGCTTGGCCGTGGCCTTCGTGTTGGGGTCGAGGATGTTCTGGATCACCTTGTCCATCTCATAGTCGACGCGCTCCTCGAAGGCGCCGCGGGCCATCGACATGATGCTGTCGCGCTGGTTCTGTTCGTTCATGGGGTTTCTCCTTTCTTTCCGCTGCCGGCTGTGCCATACTTCTCGAGCGTGTCCTTCATCGCTCCGGCGATGCACTCGGCCATGATGGTCGCGGTCTTGGTTTCGCTGTTCTTGGCAGCCTGTTCAATAGCTGCGCGGATCTCGTCGGGCTCATAGCCCGTGTTCTCATAGGCGGCGAGCTTCTGGACGAGCACCTCCTTGGTGGCTGCGCTCCAGTAGCCCGTCTTGATGCCGTTGACTCTCTCGTGGGTCAGACGTTCCATGCTGGCCCTCCTCTCAGGTGGCCGATCCGAGCGTCATCTGCTCGGCCTCGGTCGGGTTGTCTGCGTAGGCTGCGGCTGTCTGGCCCGTGGGGCCTGAAGGCTCCGCTCTGGCCCACACGGCCTCGGTGGCGTCCGAGCGGGTGGCCTTACGGCGACCGACCGTCGTGAGGATCCCGATCTCCTTCAGCTCTGTGAGCCGCGGGGCGACATAGTTGCGGTTGAAGTACGGGATCCGGCCGGCTGCGACGAGCTCCTCAGTGATCTCGCTGGCCGTGAGCTCACGGTTGCCGAGGGTCTCGAGGATCAGGCGGCAGCGGGCGGCCCGCTTGGGGAGTACGGCGTCATAGCTGCGGCGCCGGGTCTCTTTGGTTGTCTGGTTCATGTGTTTCCTCCTTTCCGGCCAGCTCGACGCTGTCGGCTGGCGCGTCCTTGACTTCAGGCGTCGGCGCTTCGTTGCCCCACACGTCCCATCCCGGGGCAGCCTCTCGGGCGAAAAGCTCGATACGAGGCAGGTCTCCCATCAGCTCGACGATCCTGTCGCGGATTTCGGCCGGCTTTCTGCTGTGCTGCTGGAGCGGGGAGAGGACGATGCTGCGGACGCTGCCGCTGATGCGCTTCGGCTTGCCCTTGGTCGCCAGCAGGCAGATCTCTGAGTTGCTGCGCGTCCAGTTTCCGAGCCCCATGAAGATGCCGGTGCCGTTTCTGTTCTGCTTTACCCAGTTGAAGGCGACGGTCTTGTAGCTGAAGCCCCACGCCTCGATCACGTCGAGGGCCTCGCGGAGCATGGGGAAGGTCGCCCACATGAAAAGCACGCAATCCTCGTTAGCAATACCCCCCCCCGCAGCTCCGACGCCCATGCGCTTGATGTCCTCGATGGTCATGGTGTCGTAGTGCTTGGAGGCTGCCGCTCTGGTGCCGCGGTTCTGATAGCTCCACGGAGGATCGGCGTAGATGATGCTGTACTTCTTGTCAGGGAGTGGGATCATGGGCGTCCTCCTTTTCGAGCGTTTCCGACTCGATGCCGTGCAGGAACTTGATGAAGCCGGCCGTCGCCGGTACTTCGTAGCGGGAGAGCTCTGCGTGCGTCATGTACTTGCGGCCGTAGATCTCGACCATATCGCGCCAGACAGGCCACGGCACGCGGTAGAAGTCCGTCAGGCTCACGGAGACGAGCACGAAGGCGATGGCGCCGAGCTTGTGATGGGCCTCGAGGTCGTCCTGCTGCTCTTGAGTGAGCCGGCGCTGCTCGATGCGCTCGTCGTCGGTGTGCTTGGCCTCGAAGTAGATGCTCCGGCCGCCCTTCAGGGTGCCGCCATAGTCCGGCTGGGCCTGCTTGGTATAGCAGGCGAGGAACTGGCCCTTGCGGTTCTTGGCGCCGAGGGGCTTCATGGGCTCCGGCGTCTTTTCGATCTTTGCGAGGCCGCGGCTGAGGTAGTAGTCGCACGAGGCCGAGATGATATTCTCGAAGTAGCCGCCGGCGACTCTGGCCTGCTTGCCGCGGATCTGCGCCATCATGTGTTTTTCGGCTGCGTAGGGCGTCGGGTCGTTGTAGCCCTCCGCGTTCTTTCTCGGGTCGTACTTCGTCACGGCGTTCAGCCTCCGATCTCGATGTGGACGCCCGGATCGGAGATTAGGCGGTCGGCGAGCTCGAGGATGACGCTGCCATCCAGCTCAATGCTGATGGGGCCGTGGTCGAGGTGCTGGTTGCAGACGGCCATCGCCCTGAAGGCGGGCAGGTGCAACGTGACGCTGCCGATGTCCGGCTTGTCCTCCTCGCTGTTTTCCAGCTCCTCGTCCGGCTTCAGCTCGCTGATGGCCTCGAAGCCGTTGCGGACGGGGATGCCGTGCGCCTTGGCGAGCTCGATCTCCGCGGCCATACCGGCCGAAGGGTGGTCAATACCGAAGGCCCACAGCTCGGAGCAGCCGAGCACCAGCGCGCTACCGATCTTCAGGGCCAGCTCACGCTCCTCGGGGACGTTGTCGTCCATGAACTGCGTGAGATAGATGTGCGGGGTGACGGGGATGACGCCCTTCTCCACAGCCGCGCGGCTGTACTCCTTGGCGCGCTGGATGTTGTTCTCGTAGTCCCCGCGGCACGGGGAGCAGATGTAAACCTTTTTCATATTGTTCCTCCTATCGTGAGCGCCAGCTCTGGCCGGTGAGGGTGATGCCCCTGCACATTTCCATGAGCCGGTCGATGGTGGCCCGGGCCGTCATGCTGTCGTGGCTTTCTCGCGGCGTCATGCGGTCGATCAGGGCCTCGGTGTCGTAGTTGGTGGTCACTATGGTCGGCAGGTATGCCTCATAGCGGCCGTTGATGATGTTGTAGACCGTGGAGATCGCCCACTCGGTCGGCGGCTCCTTGCCGATGTCGTCGATCACGAGGAGCGGGACGGTCTTGTAGATCTTCAGGACGTCGCTCTCGCTGCCGCCGGTCGTGGAGTAGGTGCGCTTGATGCGCTCCAGCAGGTCGATCATCGTCATGCAGATGACCGGCTTGCCTTGCGCGATCAGGTGGTTGGCGATGGCAGCGGCGAGGTGGGTCTTGCCGGTGCCCGGCGGGCCCGCGATAAACAGGCCGTTGCGGCCGGGTTCCTGACGGCCGGGCTGCGGCAGCATGGCGTCGAAGCCTTCGGCATAGCGCCGGGCGGCTGCCGCTGCTCGCTTGTTGTCGTCGGTGAGCTGGAAGGTGGAGAAGGTGCGCCGCAGGAAACGGTCGCCCATGCCTGACTCGCCGACGATGCGCTTGATGCGATCCCGCATTTTCTTCTCCTCCTCAGCCTTGGCGGCTGCGGCCTCAGCAGCTTCGCGCTCTGCCTTCGCCTTCTCATAGGCAGCCACGGCCTCGGGGCAGGTGCATCGCTCGGCTCCGTAGGGAGGCCAGAGGATGCGGTTGCCGAGCGGGATGCCCTTGTGGTAGCGCAGGGCGCCGCAGAACTCGCAGGGGACGGGCTCAGGGACTCCGGGACGGCCGGCGAGGCGCTCGTCGTTGCTCCAGATCCAGTTACCGGCGTCACTCGTCGTCGGCCGGCTTGAAGCCCTTGCCCCAGTCTCGGCCGGAGCTGTCGGGCTGTTCAGGATCTCGCTGATTTTCTGCACCTTCGTTCACCTCCTCATTGTCCCAGTAGCCGCCGTTGAGCCATGTGCTCGGGTTCGGTATGTAGCGCCCGTTCTCCCGGCGCCACTGGTCGCTCCGCTTCTGAGCGTCGACCGCCTGCATGATCCTCTCGTGGAGCTCAGCGGTGGGCTTGATCTTGTTCCACGCCTTCAGAGCGTACTGCTTGCCGGTCTTTTTCGGGTAGGCTTTCCAGAACTCGAGAAATCTGGCCTCGACGAGCGACTTCGTGCCGCCGTCACTCCCCTCGTCAGAGGGGGAAGGGGGTGTACTACCTTCTCTTGTCTTATCTTCTCTACTCTGGTCTACTCTGCCTCCGGCTTTCTTGCGGCTGTTTGCCGGTCGTCCTGCGGTCGGCGTTGGGTCGTCCGGCGAGGCGTCGGCAGACGCCGCAGCAGCGGCCCGGCGACTGCGGGAGCGCTCTTTCTCGGCTTGCCGCTGGTCGATCAGCTTGCCGGCGTACTCGTACCAGTCGTGGATCTCGAGCGTCCCGTCCTCTTTTTCGTCGATCCAGCCCGCCCGGATCAGCGTTTTCGCCAGCTTTTCGGGGTCTCCGTCCCACTGAGCGGCCCGCGAGATCATGCGCGGCGTGATGTCGACGAGGCTGCCGGTCGGGGCGTTGTCGAGGGCCCACAGCCAGAACGAGACGAGCAGCCCCATCATGTGCGGCGGCTCGACTTCGAGCTGGTCAGCAGCGTCGAACAGTTTGCGGTGATCCTTGAGTGTCTGATGCACTTGCAGCCATGCCACGGTCGTCACCTCCTTTCTGTGGTCGTTTGTTTGTGGCCTGCTTTTGGTCGTCTGCCGGTCGTCCGGCGGTCAGGTTAAAATGGAAGGTCGCCATTGTCCTCGATCTCCGTGAAGTCGCCGGAGCCCTCAGAGTAGCCCGGATCGGCGAAGTCGCTGCCAGAGCTCTGGCCGCCGTCCTTCTTGCTGTCGCAGAAGTGGACGGAGTCGACCGTGATCTCGACGGCTTTGCGGCGGTTTCCGTCCTTGTCCTCGTAGCTTCGGCTCGTGAGCTCGCCCTCGACGAGGACGAGGCGGCCCTTGCTCAGGTACTTGCAGACGAACTCGGCCTGTGCGCGCCATGCGACGCACTCGATGAAGTTGGTGATCTTCTTGCCGTCCTTGGTCTTGCGGCCGGTGTCGCTGGCGAGGGTGAAGCTGGTGATCG